CACTCCAAGGACGCGGGTTACAACCCGGACATAGAAGAGTGGAAAGATAGTAGGGACAAATATACTAGAAATCACACTAGTAAATATTGGGATGAGTATGATGGTCATTGGGCCCTAGTGTTGGATGACATTGCTCAGGAAACTGCAGCAGTGTTACAGAAGGGCCAAGGCTCATCTATTGATGAGGTTATACAAGTTATGAACAATGTCCCGTTTGCAACTAATCAGGCGGAGATTGGCAAGAAAGGTGCAGTGCCCCTTCTGGCGAGATGTGTGGTGGGTACCACTAACATTAAACACCTGAATGCACATGCCATATTTGCCACTCCATCTGCTGTACATAGGCGATTTCCATTGGTAGTGACTATTGAAGTCAAAGACCAATATCGAGAACCTGGAACGTCCCAACTCAAAACTGGGATGAACCACACTGATAGTTGGAACTTCTGTGTAGAGAAAGTACAAGTAGTAAACGGAGTCACTCAGTATGTGAAGCAACACCCTACTGATTGGATTGGAATGGAGGAGTTCCAAGATATTATGAAGGTAGAGGTGGTGGCTCATGAGAAAGCCCAAGCTAACTACATGGACAGAGTCAATGCCCAGGTCATGTTTGCTGAGTGTGGACATATCGAGAATACTTGCAACTGTGGTTTCACTCCATTGCCTGTAGAAAGTATAGGTGAAGATTACATGTCTAGCAAGGGAAGTGTAGCCTCAGATTATGTGGTTCATGGTTGTGTATGCGATGAACCGATAGATCTTTGTAAGTGTTTTGTTAACATGGAAGCCGCAAGTGGTGAAACCGAAGAGAGAGCACTCCCTTGGTATCACAACTGTAAGTCCCACTTTTTGTGGATGATAGGAGATTATAGCGGTTCCATTCGATGTAAGATGGCTGAGTATAGATGTTATCAAAATTCTGCGATGGTGGCGGTTATTATAGCGGCTTTGTTCGCTGCCCGCCATCTCATAGTATCGCGGAAAGAAGAGTTTGACTTCGAACCTGCAGCCACTAAAGAGAATATATGGGCTAAAACCACTAACTGTCTACTTGACGAGTTACCTTTGGCTTCAAAGTCAATAAAAGCTGAAGATCTCGTCAGGAATATAGACAGAAACATCTTCTGGATAGAAGTTAGTGCACCAGGGTATAAGCATATCCAGAGAGCTCTGGGTGTGCGAGGTCGCACGTTGGTCACTAATTGGCATTTGTTTGAGCAGATAAAGGGTGAAATTTTTGATATCACTGTTTACAGTGGTAATCAGGATCAACCCTTGAAAGATAAGTCTCACTTTAAACTTAAGCGCTCTGAATTGGTGGCGCATCCCACCAAGGATTTAGTTTTTATAACACATCCAGATTTGCGCGAAGTTAGAGATATTACAAAGTATCTGGCTGACTCTTTGCCACAAAAATTTTCGGGTTCGTATTATACTCGGAATGAAGGGTGGCAAAATATAGATCAAGGTATGAAAATCACTGCTCGGTTCGCCCCAGCCTTAGATAACTATAGTTTAGGCGATAGAGGAACATTTCATGCCCGAGTCAATCTTCCCGTGGAAGACGCCATGGGAACTTGTGGAGGACCCTTGGCAGGCGTTATCCAAGGAGCTTCCATTTTAGTTGGTATATCATGTGCTCTGGATTCTATTTCAAACAAAGTTGTAGGATTCATACATATAACCAAAGCAGATGTGGATTCGTGTGTACCACTTATGCACTCTGCTGGTGACTTAAACTACTTGGCTACAGGTATGGGACTGCAGTCATTGCATGGAAAGTCATTATTCAGACATGAAACCAACGATGGGCGAGCAATGGTGGTTGGTTCCTTTAGTGGACATAGAACTTCACCAAAAACTCGCACCATGTCATCTCCAATAGCGAATCTTGTGCCCAC